ACCGGCATGGCTGCGCTGGATGCTGCTGGCCTTACCACCACCAATGAAGACGGCGACACCGTGGTGCTCACCGCCAGCCACACGCACGCCCTGGATGTGATCGGCCCCATCTACAAAGGCGGCACCTACGACCCCGACACCGGCGAGGTGCTTACCCTACCCGTGCTGCTGAGCGGCTGGCACGTCAACTTCGTCGGTGAGCTGCCTGAAGGGTGGGACGCCTACGTCGTCTCGCCTGAACAGCCGGCAAGGGTGTTTGCAGGGTAGAGCCAAAAGCTTTCACTCCCTCGCAGCTCGGTAAACTGCCCCATCCCCGTCGGCACCGTGGCGATTCGGGGCTATTTCGAGTGAGCCCGAGCTAGTACACCCACTCCGCGGCGGGCCGCACTCCAGCACCTGGCACAAAGCCACCCCCACCTCTGGTGTCCAGGTGCACGAACCCCCGAGGGCGGCCATCTCCCAGCCCTCCGGTCCACCGCACCCGGATCCACTGGTAGAAGCTCTCGAGACTGCGCCCCACGGGGTACACATCGAACGCCGCACCGGTGGTGTGCTTCGAGCCCGGCACCCCACCCACCTGGGCATTGATCGGCTCCGGCCTGTAGAAGCTCGTCACACCCAGCGGGCCACCCCAGGCAACCCGCACCTTCTCAAACTCCATCGCGGTCTGGACCAACCACGTCCTCGGGGAAGTGCCAGCTGCCGGGATCCGCCGCCGATCCCACTGCAGCACCTCGCCCACCGTCAGGTGTGGCGTCACCAGGCAATCGAAGTCCTCCCAATCCACCGAGCTCGGCACTGCTTCTCCGCCGCCCTGCACCTTCCGCCAGTGCGGTTCGAAGACAAACCACGTACCGGCGCCCGCGGCCAGCTCGACCCTGGCGTGTGCGTCTTGAACGCTTTCGTTATAGGCGCATACCCCGTAGGTCTTCCCCTTGACGACCGCCACCTTCTCCTTATCCCCGAGCTCGGCGGCCGGCTTCGCTGTCTTCTTCAGCCACGTGTCCTGCGTCGCCTCGAGCTCGAAGAGCAGCGCCTTCGGCTTGGCCTTGACCACCTCCGGCGCCGCATCCACCGCCGCGGGGAGATGCTCGTTCATGAGCTTGATCAGCTTCTCGGCGTAGCGCGGGTCGGTGGCGTAGCCCTGCTTGACGAGCTCCTTAGCGCCCGCCTCCCGCGTCGCCGCCCGGTTGACGCCCTCGTACTGGTCCCAGTCCTTGTACCAGCGGGTCACGAGGTAGCGCACGCACTCCCCGAGGTCGGCGAAGTCCATGAACTCCGCCTCGGTGTGCACCCGCGCCCCGTTGATGTACTCGGTCGTCCGGCAGGTCGTGCCACTGCCCTTCAGGCCGAAGTAGTTGTACTGGCCGCTGGTGTGCTGGCCGAAGCCGCTCTCCAGTGCCCACTGAGCCGCCACGAGCTCGGGGAACTTCGCCCCGGCGTCCTTGGCCGCCTCCTGCACCCCGACCCAGTTGTTGGGGTAGGTCTTCGACTTGGCTCGGGCCATCAGCGGCAACGCGTATGACCCAGGCTAACTAGGCAACATTTAGTCCACAACTCGAACCCCCGAAGTCAAGACCCTTGCACTGCAACAGGTCTCAGGCTGCTTTCTACACTTTGGGGTAGTGGGGGTCGTGGGTTCAAATCCCGCCGCTCCGATTCAGTAAGGGACCGGCATCCCAGTCACAGAGCCGCTTCTCCCCCGAGAGGCGGCTTTTTCTTTGCCCGTCCAGGGTCAGACAGAGTCCGATTTGGTTGGTAGGTTTTAGTCCACGTTTTAGGCCACACCCTGACCGTCGACGCCGCCCTGGCCGACCTCAACACCCGCCTCAAGGACGGCAAGCACCGGTGTGCGGTGGAGCGCCGCCGCTCGTCCCTGTACCTGCGCGCCACCCTCCCCGAGCGCGACGCACCGACCACCAAACGGCAGCAACGCCTGGCGCTGGGCCTACCTGCGGACTACGCCGCCCTCCCCGAAGCTGAAGCCAAGGCGATCGAGCTGTCACGCCAGCTGCGCCAGGGCAAATTCAGCTGGGCCGCCTGGGACATCCCCGAGGCCGGAGATTCCGGCCACGCCCTCGTGCTGACCATCACCGAGTTCCGCGAGGCCGCTCAGCGCCTGCACGCCAGCAAATACCGCAAGGACCCCGAGCGCGGTGCCAACGCCTGGGCCAAAAAGTGGGCCCCAGCCCTGCGCAAACTCCCGGACGTCGGCCCCGCGACCGAATCCGTTCTCCTGCGCGTGCTGCGCTCGATGCCCGAGGGCACCGCCGCCCGCCGCGACCAGGGCAACCTGCTGGCCCAGGTGGCCAAGACACTGGGCCTGGAGACCGGCGCCCTGCTCGAAGCCTCCCGCGGCTACGGCGTCGACAAGCTCGCCGAGCGCGACATCCCCACCGACAAGGCCATCGAGGCTGCCATCGGCAAGATCCGCCTACCGCACTGGCGCTGGACCTTTGCCATGTGCGCGGCCTACGGCCTCCGCCCGCACGAGTGCGCCGAGCTCGAATGGCTCGACGAGGACTGGGTGAAGGTGCACGACAAGACCAAGACCGGCGGTCGCCAGGTCTGCCCGTGCCACAGCCGCTGGGTGAAGACCTTCGAGCTGCACGACCTACCTCGTCCCACCCAGGGGGCCTCTGCCCTGACCAAGGTCTTCAACGACGCGCTCGATCGAGACAAGGTGGGCATCAAGCCCTACAACCTTCGGCACGCGTACGCCCTGCGGCTGATGAGCGGCGGAGTTCCCCCCGAGCTCGGGGCACGCCTGATGGGCCACAGCCTCCAGGTCCACGAGCAGACCTACAAGCGCTGGCTGGACGCCGACCGCATCCGAGAGGCAATGCGCGGCCGCAACCTGTAGAGGTTAGACTGGGTTCCAACCAGTACAGGACGCGTGGACGAGCTGATGGCCCGGCTGGAGCTGATTGAGCGCAAGCTCAACAAGCTCATCGAGATCAACACCGAGCGCGACGCGAAGAAAGAGCAGTGGCTCGACTCGAAGGCGTTCTGCGCTGCTGTTGGCATCAAGGACAAGGCGTCCCTTCACTACTACATGGCCAAAGGCGTGATCCGCAGCGACGCCCTGCGCAACATCGGCACCGCTCAGCGCCCTCGGTATCGGTTCCACCGCACGAAAGCGGTTGACCAGTTCCTGAACAGGTGGGGCAAGTGAAGAACAACGAGCAAGCGTTGGCGGACTGGGTCTACAGGCTCCACACCGAGTGGCTGCCGAACTGGCAAGACATGCCGGACAACACCTTCGTCTGGTGGAACTTGCTGCTCACTGTCCTCGACGAGGCCAGCACTGACGAGTTCGGAGATGTCGTCGTTCGCATGACAGCACCCGCGCTCAGCGCTGCACACTGCGCCAGTAGCGCTCCTCCGCCTTGCCCTCCCACGCCCGGTGCTGCGCCAGACGCGCAGAAGCCCGAGCGCGGCGCTTGCGGAGGTTCCAGTCGTGGAAGAACTGGGCATCATCAACCAGTCGGTGCAGCAACCCGTTGGGGAGCCGTTCCGCGATCTTGATCAACCTCTGCAAGTACCGTGCTCGGGCCTCCAGCTCGGTCACTCAGCTCAGACCTTGGCTGCCGAGGGCGCAGTGGCCTGAACCGGCTTGGGCACCAGGCGGATGGCGTCGTCGTCGATGACGATGTCGAGCTCGTCACCCGGTTGCAGGTTGAACTTGGCCGAGTAGGTCTTACCCAGCAGGATCACGCCGCTGCGGTGGACCGTGGTCTGGTAGGCCGCAATCTTGCCGGGAGCTTTGCCCACAGCAATCGCGACACCTTTTGCCTTGAGCAGTGCGTTGTAGAAGTTCTTGACCAGGATTTGCTCCTTGCCAGTCTTGGTCTGACGCACGTAGCCAGCTTCACGAGCGAGCTCTGTCTGAGTCATGTTCTCCCGATCTTTGACCAGATCGAGAAGCTCTTTGCCAACCAGCATCGGTAAGCGGGGAAACAACGCCCAGATTAGGACAGATAGAGGCAAAGGGAAACCTCTGTCAGTCATTTCGCATCAGCCCAGGTCGGCCCCCATGACACCTCAGCCAAAATCGGCACCTTCTTACAGATCTCCGCGCCTGCTGACTCCATCGAAGCCTTCAGAAGCGCCGCCCAGTGCTCCTTGCGCCCTTCTTTGACCTCGAGCACGATTTCATCGTGAACCATAGCGATGAGGCGCGCTTCATCAGCAGGTGCTTTTACAAGCGAATCCCACAGTTTGGAGATAGCGATCTTAGCAATATCACCAGCCGTACCCTGAACTTGCGTATTGATACGCGTGGTGTACTTATCGTTAAACCCCACCAGCATGCGCCTCCGCCCGAGGGCGGTGTGCACTGCAGGCGTCGTCCGCGTCCCTTGATCCTGCTGCCACTTATAGAGAGTGGGATAAGCCTCACGAAAGCCTTCGACAATCTCCTTAGCTTCATCCATGTTCATATCAATGCCGTACTGAGCAACAGCTTGCTTCTGCAGCGTTGCTGGACCCGCCCCAAAAAGCAAACCAAAGTTAGCCATTTTTGCACTGGTGCGTTGTGACTTAGTAACCTCATCAAGACTCACCTTTGCGATCAGGGAAGCGGTCTCGGTGTGCAAGTCACGCCCAGCCAAGTACGCGTCGATCATCCGCTGCTCCCCCGAGAGCTCAGCCGCCACACGAAGCTCCACCTGGGAGAAGTCAGCAACGATCAGCAGATACCCCGAAAGTGCAACGAACTTGCTCCGAAAGTCCTCTCCACGATTGACTTGTTGAAGGTTCGGCGAAGCTGCACTCAGACGGCCCGTCTCGGTGCCCATCTGCCTGTAGTTGCAGTGGATGCGCCCATCCGGCCCAATAGACTCAAGCAATTTCTCGATATTCGAGACCTTGGTGACCGCTGTTTTCCACGTCAGATACTGATCAATCAGTTGGTAGTCATTACGCAGGAACGCCAACAGGTTCTGGTCCAAGCTCGGGGCACCCTTCTCGTCAACGGGCAACAAGATCCCCGCCTTCTTAAATCCCAGCGCCATTTGCTGGGCCGACCTCGGATTGAAGCCCTTGTAAAGTTTTGTGCCGAGCCGCTTATAGCCACTGTCCTTCTCCCTGGTATTGATGCTGCCGTCCGGATCCCGCGGCAGCCACGAGTTCCGATCATCCGGCGCGTTCTTCCGGATCTCTTGGTCCAGGTGCTCGAGGAACAAGGTCTTCAGCGCCTCGGCCTCCGCGGTGAGCGAGACGCGCAGCTCCTCAGCCCCCGGCTGATCGAACCCGAACCCGTGCCACTGCATCAGCGCGATCGGCCGCAGCACGCGCATCTCCAGCTGGAACAGGTCCCACAAGGTGTAGTCCCCCCGGACGATGTCGTTCGTCAGCTTCGACTGAAGCACCGGCGCCAAGTGAGGCAAGCAGATGGCATCCCGCGCCGAGTACACGAACTGCTCGGTGGTGAGCACGCTTGCTGACCAATCGGACTTCTGAAGCTCCTTGGGCATGTCCCACTTCAGATTGCGCTTGACGATCTCCCCGAGGTCGTTGGGCGCACCGGTGCCGTTGTTGATGATCTTCGCCGCGACCATGGTGTCGAAGATCGGCCCCCCGAGGACGACCCCCTCCCCCCGGAGGAAGTTCAGGTCAAACGCCGCGTTTTGCAGCACTTTGCGGCACCCCCCTTCGAGCAGCGCTTTGAGTTGGCCCAGCCCGTCGGCCTCCCATGGGACCTCACGGCAGTCCGCCCGCCGCCACCCATCAAGATCGACAATCAGGGCAAACTGTGTAGTCGCCACCTGGATCAGGCGGACCTGATTGACCCGCGGATCGAGCCCCGTCGTCTCAGTGTCAACCCCAATGGGCATTGCAACAGCTTCAATCTCAGCGATGCGCCGCTTCAGTTGACCAGCCTGGGCTGGACCTTTGATGACGTCGTAATCCGGATGCAGCAGTGCTCCGATCGCGTCCTCGGTGATTTTCGATGGCATTGTGAAGTAACTGCTACAGGCGGATGGACAGCCTCTCGCTGAAGTTCGCGGAGGAATCAGCTCTCAGGCAGCTCGAAGACTGCACTGATATTGCTGAGGTGAAAAAACTGACGTCAGCACTGATCAAGGCTCACTTCAATGCGAAGGCGCTGATCTGCCAGTTGATGGAGCAGGGACTGAAGGACATCTCCCGAGAACGGTGCACCTACTGCCCTCACGAATGAGTGGCCAGTAGGCTTGCCCCAGCGGGCTCCTCGCATCGGAGCCACGCGGCCACCAGCGGCGAACGGTGGTGACGCAGGGGGAAGGGGCGGCTGACCCCTCCCCTTGCCCTGCTCCGGTCAGCCTAGGCGCCGTTCCGGTTCTGGTCACCACTGGTCACCAAAGCGCGCCCAGTCCTCCGGCGTCTCCTGCCACTCCGTCAGGACGGGAACGTCCACGTCATGTCGTTGAACCGGGGGTCGCGGTCCTCCCACATCTGGATCAGCGGGTGATCCAACGTCCAGCGTTGAATCTGCTTCATCGCCCCGTAACGGGACTCCGGGGACTTCGCCCGACGGAACCTCCCCTCCCACAGGGCGATCTTCTCCTGGGACTTCGGCGAGCTCGGATTCCTCCGCCGCTCCTGGTACAACCTGTCGTAGGCCATGGGGCTCCTCCTTCTTAGTGCTCTTTTTGTTGTCCGTTGTCCGTTCATCACCGAGATCGCCCTCGGAGACCGGGATTCTTGAACGGACATCCTGCTCCGGTTCTGGTCGGTGTCCGTTCATCCCCTGAGCAGGTTGGGCGACCTCGGATGAACGGACACTAGCTCCTTCGGCGACCGGAATGTCCGTTCTTAAATCCTGTTCCTGCAACGGATCTCGGGGATGAATGGACAAAAGACACTCAAATGAGGGCAACGCACGCGAGGGGGTGGGTGGGAGTGTGTAGGAAGGCGCCGGACGACGCTGCCCCGAGATCGGCACCGGCTTCCCCTCCACCAGCACGCCATTCGTCACCCACCGGTCCAACCACCGCTTCACCGTCTTCCCCGAGGGCGCCTGCCTGCCCTGACCCCCCATCTCACCAACCAGCCGCTCCCAAACCTCCTTGGCGGTGACCCGGTCATTCCCGTCGCCGTCTTCACCCCGAGCCTTCAGCACCCGGTCCTTGACGATGCGCAGCGCCATGGTGTTCGGCTCCGGATCGCCCTGCCCCTGGTCCTCGCGCCGCTCCGTCGGCGTGTAGTCCCACACCGAGTACGCGAAGTCGTGGTCCCGCTCGACCACCAGCAGGTCGCCCTGGCGCCCCAGGCGTGACTTCTTGATCTGGATCATCCGGCAGTTGCCGGGACTCCGCCGCCGCTCCCTCAGCGACTCCCGCTCGTCCTCCGAGAGCGTCCTGAGGTGCCACTGCTCATCAACCGCCGCCACGAGGTAGCGCGTCCCCCTGGCCTCCCCATTGGCGTTGTCGTGGTGGATCCAGATGATCGACGTCGCCGGGAACCCATCGGAGCTCGGATCCCCGTTCTTCTCCGCGTAGTAATAGAAGGGACTGGCAAAGCCCTTGTCCTTCTCCTCGCACTGCATCTTGGTGCTGCAGGAGCCGATCGAATCCACCACCACGAGAGCGGGCTTGTACTGCCGGATCCACTCGGCGAACTCGTGGGTGTGGTTGATCTGGAAGCCGCGCTTGACGATGAACCAGCTGTCGCTGGCCGGATCGATGCCGTTGTCCTCGCAGTCCTGCAGGAGCTTGGCCGGGTTCTGATCGTTCTGGATCCAGAGCACTGGGCCCTGCTTGACCGGCAGCTCAATGCCGCGGATCCGCATCGGAGTGCCGCGCCCCACGGCGGTGGCCAGGCCCATGCAGGCCGACGTCTTCCCGAGGCCGCCGGCGGCGTGCAGCATCACCTGGGTGGGCTTCATCAGCAGGTTCGGCACGAGGAACTGCATGCGCTCCACGTCCTGCCACCAGTGCTTCTTCTCGTTCTGCCGACGCGAGTCCTCGTAGTACCGGTACTCCTCCATTGCTGCTAGGCACTGCGACCCGGTCAGGCGCCGCCCCGTCTCTGCCGCGAGCTCGGCCATCCGGGCCACCCGCAGCGCGGGGTTCATCTCCTCGTCGTGGATCTTGATCAGGGCCTCGTGGAAGTCCCTGGCATTCATGACGAGCCGCGGCACCTCCTTGGTGACCTGCGCCTGCGCGTCTTCGGGGTAGTTGAAGCCGATCTCCCCCGCGAGGTCGGCGACGTACTTCTCCAGATCCGCCCCAGTGGGCTTGCCGGCATAGAGGTTGTCGACCTTGATCTTGTGAATGAAGTCGAGCAGGTCACCGCCGACCTCGCACGCCTTGCAGTCCCAGCAGCCGCTCTGCATGGAGAACTGGAAGCTGGTGCCGCTCTTGCCGCCGTGCCACGGGCAGCCGGACATCATCTGCGGATTGTCGCCACCGCGCTCCTTCCAGCCGTAGCGCTCAAACGCCTCGTGCCGGAAGACAAGGTCCGCCAGCCGAGGCCGCAGCTTGGCCTGCACCTCCTCCTTGAAGAACCAGCCGCGGATCTGCCGCGGCGGCAACACGGTCTGCCCGCCGAGCTCGGCATCCAGCTCCTGCTGCACCGAATCCGGCAGCCACTGCACCGGCTTGCGGAACGGACGCAGGGCATCGAGCACCCAGCCCGGCGCCGGCTCGACCTTGCCCTCGTTGTAGTTGAGGAAGCGGTAGCGCCCGCCGGTATCCGGATGCGGCGAGCCCGGCAGCACGCTCTGACTCTTGTTGAAGCGGAGCACGACCTCCTCGTACTCGGGGTCGCCCTCGACCAGAGCCTTCTGCTCCAGGTCCGCGGCCTGCTCCTTGGCTTTGGAGCCCCGGTGCCAGGTGCCATCGAGGGTGAGCTTGAGCCTGGTGACGCTGTCCAGCTCCGGAATCAGCTGCCGCGGCACTTGGTAGATGAGCTGCCGGCGCCCCGGCCTCCCCGAGGTCCAGGCCATGGTGCGCTCCTCGCCGTAGGACTCGTACTCGTCACCGGCGAGCGCCTTGTAGCGCGCATCGGCCGTAGGCCCATCGATGTCGAGGGCGATCAGCCCCTGCGAGTGCTCGCCAGTGACCACGCCAATGCCGCGGTAGCACTGCCTGGCCTTGTACGCCTCGATGCACATCTCGGCCGTGAGCGGCCTGTTCTGCCAGCCCTCGACGTAGGTGTCTTTGCCGTGCACTGGCACAAAGCGCCACCAGCGCGGGAAGACGCCGCGACGCAGCAGATCGATCGCCTTTCCCCCGAGGTCGTCGGGCGGAAGGCTTGCGGACGATGAAGCAATCATGTAAATTCTGCAGCGTTATAGGTGCATGAGGGGGCAGATCTGCCCCCTTTTTTGTGCGCCGGCCCAACCGGGCCTGGTCACGGTAGGGCCACAACCGTTGCGGGACAAGGGTGCTAGGTGTGTTGTCTTCCTTAAGTGAAGTCAAGGACGCATTTACCTGTTTTATGTTTGAGTCGCTGCCAGACACGACAAAAGGTCCGTCCTGTGACGCATCCCGCCACGCTTGAGCCCGACTGCGGTCTAGGCCCCGACGCCACGATCCGAGACCAGTTCGAGAACGGGGTCCGGGTGTTCTCCCTCCTATTCACCAAGTGGATGGACACCAACGCCTGGTCCCACCCGGTGATGGTCCAGCTGGCCGCGGGCTGCCTGCAGCTCCCCGGTGGCAAGGGCTGGCTGCACTCCTCCCAGATCAGCGGTCTGCGCCACGGCAAGCTGCTCAGCCCCGGCCCTCGCACCTTCATGGCGATCGAGCGGCTGAACTTCTACCTGCACCTTTACACCACGAAGCAGCGCTTGCTCCCCGGCTCGAGTAGCAGCAACTTCTACTCCCACCCCTACGTCATCACCGAGGACGGCGCCCCACCCGAGCTCGGCTGGTGGATGGAAGTCTTCTGCGGCGCCCGCCTGCCCAAGGACGTTGACGTCAGCACGCGCTTCTTCACGGACGACCACTCTTACGCCGTGTCGGCGAACTGGGCGAAGCTGATCCGCCGCCTGCTGATCACTTCAGGCCACGACATCATCGAGGAGCTGGACAGCCTGATTCGTGCTCACTACCCGGTGCGCGAGCCCGACCGGGTGTCCCAGCTCATCGCCGTGATCCAGAACCGCACGCAGTGGAACCCGGACGAGCTGCTGCGCGAACTGCCCGCCATCACAGCGTTTACAGCAGCCCTCGGCGGCCCCGAGAACGAGGAAACACTGCTGCAGGCCATCGACACATGAGGTATGTCAGCAAATGACTACAGATAGAGCAGCCCGCTGAACCTGCCATCATTCGTGCAGGTACATTGCGGCACCCTTGCACCGCCTTTAGTGCAGATCGCGACGCACCTTCCCACCCGCTACGAAACCATCAACTGGGAATACGCCTCATTAGTCGCGATCAAAGTCAGTAACACTGGATACAGTCGTGATGTCTCACTCATCTGCGAGCAGGACGAGCAGAGCGGCTACTTTCCCGTGCGCTGCGAAGCAGCTCAGCTGGAGTACCTGCGTCCGTACGCCGAGATCCTGCGCCGCGCCACCTACGAAGGCGGCGAGCCACCGGTGGTGCCGATCTTCCGCTCAAACGGCTACGCCCACCTCTGCGTCAGCGGCGCGGTCTACGACTACCCCGAGCTCGACTCCGTCCGCCAGCGCCTCTGCACTCCCGCAAAGCGGGGGGGGGGGTGACCACCCACATTTCTTCCAATTTCGGTCAACCTGATTCGGTTGACGCGTTCCCTGTTCGGGCCTAGGGTGGCGTGAGTCGACCCCACGGTTTGGGCACTCCCCATCTCCTCTACGGCGAGCGGAAGCGCAAGCGCCATCTGTACCTCACGGACACGGCGCACCAACATCTGGTCGGCATGGCACAGCGCACAGGCAACTCTCCCTCCGAGATCTGCGAGCAGATCATTCGGAAACACGCCAATGCGACTGCCGCTGAACGGCTCACGTCACCCTTTCTGATCGACATCCTGCCATGACTGCCACATTCCTATCAGCTGACCTGATCGACGAGATCCTCAAGGAGTCATCTGGTTCCGGTCGCTACGTCAACCCGTCCAAGATCGAAGGCGAGCTCCGCCTGCGTCTCTTCGGCACCGGTGTCAGCGGCTTCGAGGGCTGGACCGACGAGAACAAGCCCGTCCGCTGGGAGCTCAAGCCGACCGAGCTGCCCTCGAACATCAAGGTCCGCGAAGGTCAGACTCCGCTGAAGCGCTTCATTGCCATCGTCGTTTACGACTACTCCTCTCAGGACTTCAAGATCCTGCAGATGACCCAGAAGACGCTGATGGAACAGCTCTTCAAGTACGTCAAGGACGAAGAGTACGGCGATGCCACGCAATACGACATCAAGATCAGCAAGACCGGCGAGGGCATGAAGACCGAGTACACCTTGCTCGCCGCCCCGCCTCGTCCTGTCGCCAAGGACATCCAGGCCGCCTACGAGAAGGACGGCGTGCGGATCAACCTCCAGGCCCTGTTCGACGGTGACGACCCCTTCGCTGAAGCTTCGGCCTGATCTGTCCAGTTCCGGAGTGGGGCGGTAGGTGACCGCCCCTTTTTCCCGAACCGCTATGGATCCTGCTGTGCCACCCCTGCTCCGGATCTACGCCCGGAACATCGAACTCTTAGCGGTGAAGCGCGGGATCCCTGCGTATGCCCTCGCCGGCGAGCTCGGCCTCACCGCCAACACCTTGAACCGGATTCGGTTCGCCCGCAGCCGCTACCTCGACCCCGAAGTCTTCGTCGGTCTTCTTGACCTCTTCGAGTGCGAGCCCAACGACCTGCTTTTACCCCAGCCAGGTATCGACTACTCGCATGACATCCGCACTCGCTGATGGGCGCCTGCCCCATCTGCCCCGGTACGAGCCAGTCCGCTCCCACGAGGGCGACGAGCGTCTGTACAGCACACCCGCAGGCAGCCTGCACAGCGTCACCACCATCCTCTCGGGCAGTCGCGACAACTCCGGCCTGGAGCTCTGGCGCGAATCCGTCGGTGCCGAGCGCGCCGACTTCATCAGCTCATTCGCCTGCTTCCGCGGCAACGGCCACCACCTGAACATCGAGCGTTGGCTGACCGACGGCAGCGAGCCCGAGTACAGCCTGGCCACGTCGCCGTACTGGAAGTCGACGCGCCGTTTCCTGGACACGATCGACTCCGCGCTCCTGCTCGAGGGTGCCGTCTGGCACCGGGACGGCTTTGCCGGCACGCTCGACGCTATCTGCTACCTCGCCGAGGACGGCCTTCAGCCCACCTTGTGCGACTGGAAGACGGCCGACAGCCCGCGCAAACCGGACAAGATCTACGAGTACTCACTGCAATGTGCGGCCTACGTCGCTGCTGCGAACTACGTCTACGGGCACATGGGTCTGAACATCACCCAGGCCAAGATCGTGGTCGCCATCGCCGATAGCGCACCCCAGATCGAGACGCTGGACGCCCGCGCCCTGGAGCAGCTCTACAAGCATTTCCTGGCCCGGCTGCAGCGGTTCACCTTCGCCCGCAAAGGCAGGGGAGGCCGCAAATGAGCTCGGCAACTACCAGTGTGACCGAGTACCTGCGCGCCGCACTGGGCGGCTCACTCATCGGCCAGATGGCGGCGACGCGCGACATCAGCGTTGAAGCGCTGCTCACCCCTGACTCTGAGGCGCTCAATACCCTGCGCGCCGAGCTCGAGGAATTCGGTGTGGACCCCGAGCTGCTCGCCACGCAGGCCCTGGCTGCGCTGACCGCTCTGATGATCGAGCCCGACAACGCCGATCGCATCGTCACCGAGCTGACGCGGCTTCTGTGGAGCATCCTCGGCGACCCCAAGAGCGGCGCTCCCCCCGAGATCTACCGCCAGGCCGGCAGTGCAATGCACCTGTCATTCATCGGCATTCTTTCACCGCAAATTCTCGAACCATTCTTCAAGTCACTCGATTAGCCATGCCCCGCCTGATTGGTCTTTACAGCTCCGCGCCTCAGTCCGGCAACTCGAGCGTCGCGTCGTACCTCAGCACGTACGGCTACCGCACCGTCAGCTTCGCCACTCCGCTCAAGGCGATGGTGCGCAGCTTCCTGGTCCACGCCGGCTACACGTACGACCAAGTCGACGACCTCCTGACGCCGAACCAGAAGGAACGCATCCTCCCCGAGCTCGGTGTCAGCCCCCGCCAGCTGATGCAGACCCTCGGCACCGAATGGGGCCGCGATTGCGTCCGCCCCGACGTGTGGTTGCGGTGTTGGGAGCGCAACGTCAAGTACTACCTGAGCTCCGACCTGCCTGTGATCTGCGACGACGTCCGCTACCCGAACGAGGCGGACCTGATCCGCAAGCTCGGCGGCGAACTGTGGCTGATCACGCGCCCTGGCGTGCGCCGCACCACAAGCCACGCCAGCGAGGGGTCGCTCGATGACTTTCCGTGCTTCGACCGGCGCCTGGACAACAGCGGAACGCTGATCGACCTGTACCAATCGGTGCGCCGTCTCAGCGACGTCACCACCCCCGAGCTCGCGTCATGACCGTCCCCATCCCCGAGGCCGCAGACCGCCTCAGCCCTCCCTGGCGCTTCCGTCTGGGCGACAACGTCTATGTCCGCGGTCGCGGCTTTGACGAGACCTTCAAGGTCGTCGGCGGCGAACTCTGGCTCGGCTGCCCCCATCTGACTCTGGTCGACCCGAACGGCCGCACCTGGCGTGTCGCCCAGATCGAGTGCTCTTCCCGTCCGATCGTGTTCCGCAAAGGCTGATGGATCCTCATTTCCGCGTCGAGGTGCTGAACCGCACCGAGCAGCCCCAGACCCTGTGCTGGTGGGCAATGCACCAGGACTACAGCGAGGACTTCGTCTTCGACGAACACCCTCCGAGCGAAGCCGAGGCCGGTGAGATCTGTGTGAAGCGGCTGCTCTCCGGCGAGCGCGGCCACTACGGCCCACTGGAGCACCCACAGATCAGCTTCAACGTGGGCTGGTTCCCCCACTCGGTGATGCAGCAGGCCCGCACCCACCGCGTCGGCGTGAGCTTCGACGTGCAGTCGATGCGCTACACGGGTCAGCGCATTCTCGATGTGTGCATGGGAACTCGCGACGTCGAAGAGGTCTTCTACCTCCGCCCGGTGGGCACCTACCGCGACCGTCAGGGCAAGCGGTACGAGTACACCGCCGACGCTCGCCTGGTGGACCGCATCATCTGCGTCGACGCCGCCGGCCGTTACAAGCTGGCCATCGAGCGCGGCTACGCCGAAGAACACGCCCGCGGCATCCTGCCGTTCGACTACCGCCAGCACTTCGTGGTGAGCTTCTCGCTGCGAGCCTTCCTGCACTTCATGGACCTGCGGGCCAAGCTCGACGCTCAGGAAGAAATCCGCATGCTGTGCGACCTGATGTGGCCGCACATGCAGTCGTGGGCCCCGGAAATTGCCGCCTGGTACGCCGCCACACGGCTGCACAAAGCACGCCTTGCACCTTAAACCAATGGAACTCCAAGCTTCTCTCGAAACATTTCTACTCGCACCCGAGTACGCAGAGATTCCGCCTGTGTACAAAAGGCTAATGAAAGACGCACTAGCCCATTACACTCAAACAGTTGTAGAGCAAATTAGGGACAAAACACTTGAAGAGGTCGAAAGGCGACGGGCGACGAAAGAAGAACAAGCACAGATAGTCAAGGTTCTTGCAACCAAGTCACTGCACTCTGAACAGTCAAAACGAATAATAAAAGTTTATGCGGCCGAAGCTTTAGATAAAAAACTTAGGGACAATCCAAGCACAATATCAGAATCATATAGGAGTGTCATCCGAAAAATAGTCCTAGAAGAGCTTAGCGCAGAAAGCAAAGATAATATCGCACCACCACCACCTGCCCCGAACTTCCACAGCTCACAAGAGATTAGAACGATAATCACTGAAAACATGGAGAGCATTCAGGAGTACTTCGGGGCACGCGAAGTAGCATTTTCTGCAATTGCTGATCACCTCCAGCGCTACACAGAGATGCGAGAAGGCGATCTAATCAGGGGCAAAGGTGGTTCAAGACGCTGGAATACACAAGTATCAAACGCCATAAACACTGACTATTGGAAAAACTGCCCAATTGTGTCGACCGGCCTGCGAGGGCAGTACCGCATCGAAATGTGGAAATGACCTACGCCTCCCCCCTCCTCATCACCATCCGCTCCACCGAGGACGGCTACTACCACTGGGAGCTACACGACGGCCCTGACGGCGCCTTCGAATACTCCGGCTACACCCCGCTCCTCGAGCGCTGTTTCGAGGAGATCCTCCGCGCCCAGTGGAGCCTCGCTGAACACCTCACAGGAGACCTGAACCCCGAGAACGGCTGGCTGCCGCACGACGCCCCGGATCCTGCTCCCATCCCCCAGGTTCATCCGCCCTCGGGCGACGCGCTCCCCGCTCAGCAGGACGTCCCAGCCTCGAGCCATCTGAGCACATCTTCACCAACCATTTACCTTCCCCCATCCAGTTCTGGTTGACAATGCACTGATGTCCAACTCAGAACTACAGAGCTATCTGACCGATGTAGGACGGCTGCCCGTCCTCAGCAAGGAAGCGCAGCTGCGTCACTGCCAGCGCATCTTCGCCTGGGTGAACCATGCCGATGGCCGCGACTGCGCCCCGCCGCG